TTTTAGTACCTAAAGTAGCAAACCATTGACCTTGAGTGTTGAAGAAACCAGTTTGGCTAGTTGTAGTTGGAAAATCAAATCCATTAGCATTAGCTGGATTATAAACACCATTATTTAATACTGTCCAATATTCAGTTGCAGCAGCAGCATCTTCAATTAACATATCTAAGATTTCTAAATCAATTTCCATTGAAATATACTCACTCATAATGTTTGTTAATTCAGCTTCAGCATCAATATTTTGGTAAGCATTTAAATCTTGTGCAAATTCAGGAGTCCATACAGCTTTTAACTTTTTAGTTTTAGCAGTAATAGCTTGAGATTGCATTTTGATATTGATTTCTGGTATTACTATTGTAGTAGCACTTTCAGCATTAGGTACAGAAGCACCAGCAAATGAAGAAGCAGGTGTATCTTCGAAATCACCACGAGCATTATCAGATGTTTGTTTATTGTAGAATGCAGTGTAAGAACCAGTAGGAGCTATAACAGCACCAGCAGATGATGTAAAGAAGAAAGAAATACGTTGATTTGTGTAATCTAAAAGAGTAAATGCAGGTAAAGAGTTAGCTACAGTAGCTACAGATACACCAGCTTCAGTTGTAGCTGAGCCAGATACTAATACAAATCCACGAACTGCTTCTAAGTCATAATTAGGTAAAGCTGAAGCAGAGATAGTAGCTTTTAAAACTTGACCAGATGATACAGAAGCAGATAAGCTAGCATCAAAATTAACTTCAGCCCAAGTTGCGTTTGTAATACTACCAACAGTAGCACTAGATGGAACAGCAGAAGAACCAGAAAGTAATCCGATAGCTGAGCTAGAGAATTGGTTTGTTGAATAAGTAAAACGACCAGCACCATATAAACCACCAGTTGTACTAGTTGTTTGATATGGGAATCGACCGTTTGCGTCACGAGTACCATAAAGTGAATTACCAGAAGCAAATGGATTCTTATCAGTTCCATATTGGAAATCTAAGAAAAATACTAGACCTGAAGGTAAGTTCATTGGTTGAACACTAACAAATTCTTTTGCAGCGATTGAACCAAATACTTTACGGATTAAAGGTAAAGCAATACCAGCCCAGTTTTCTGATTGACCAACAGTAAATGTACCTGCTGAAGTACCAGCACCAGTTGCACTAGATTCGATTACTAATTGTTTTGCTTGATTTTCTAATAAAATAGACATGTTGTTTTTGTCTGTTTCATTCAAGCCTTCAAGTAAGCCTGTTTTAGACCACTTGGCTGCTAATTTAGAAGCATCACTTTGAAGTGACTTCCATGGATTAGCTGATTCTAATAATGATTGAATTGAACTCATTGTTTTTTGTTTTTTTGTTTTTAATTATTAATTATTTATTTTCTTAACCCAGCTAATTCGCGCATACGAGCGAAAGCATCATTTTCAATTATTGGTTTAGCAGTAGCACCACCTAAAGCTTTTGAAGCAGATCCTAATGATTCTTTAATTGGGGATTTAGTAACAGTAGATACTTTTAATCCTTCTTGTAAAGTTTCATAAACTAATTCAACTTCTTTTTTAGATGTTGCTTTATCAAACGCAGTTAAAACTTTTATTTTTTGTGATTCAGTTAAAGATTTGTTACGGAAGATCTTATTAGTATAAAGCAATTTAGCATTTAATACATTGATTTCATTTAACTCTGACTGAAGTGATTTGATAGTGCTAAGAGCTTCTTGAAGAGTTTCCTCAACGTCTGATGGAGTTTCATCATCTAAACTATCTAATTCAGCTTCAATTCCTTTAAATTGATCTTCTGCTTTTTTACCTTTACCTCTAGGGCTAGCTGAAGGATTTGAAAGAGCATCTAAATACTTAGCAAGAATACCGTCTTTTTCTAATACAGCTCTAGTCTTAGGATTATTCCAAGTAGCTATATCTTTACCAGTTTCTTGAGCTAATTCTTTGTAATTTACTTCTCCATCATTTTCTAGTTTATCTAGAATTGTGTAGAAAGCAGTTCCTGGTTGAAGTCTAGATTTAACAATAGCTAAAGCTTTTTTAGCTTTTTCTTGATCAACATCTGGCTTAATTTTGTAGAAAGAGGCCATTTCATTAAGTGTACCTTCTTCAATTTCAGCTAAAAGTTCTTCAAGGTTAATTTCTTCATCAACTCCTTTAGATTCCATTTTCATTTCTTCTTCCTCTTCTTCCTCTTCTTCTTCTTTACCTTCTTCACCTTCATGACCAGCTTCAAGTTCCCCTGCGCTAACCATGTCTTTAATTACATCTTCAATGAATGATTTAAGATCGTCTTCGCTCATGTCTTCAATAGACATTTCTTCTTCTTTTTCTTCACCTTTTGCTTCATAAAGATTAGTATCTTCATCTTCTTCTAATTCAGCCAAAAGTTCTTCTAAAGAAACTTCTTCAACGCTCTCATCTTTCATTGTTTTTTCCATTTCGGTCATATTCATTTCTTCCTCTTCTTCTTCTAATCCATCCATTTCATTTATTTTTTGGGCGAATTTTTCTTTAAGAAAAGGAGTAAATGCTTCTTCCAAAGCGGCTTTTGCATTTGCTATAGCAGTTTCTTTTACAGCTTTAGCATCTGCGATTGCTTCTTTAAGCAAATCTCTGTTTGTTGCCATTTTTTCCTTAATTTGTTTTTGTTGGAAATACGCTTAGTGTGAATTTAATTCAAGCGTAATAAGATTTATTAATTGTTATGTCTCATAGAATTGGACACATTCTAATATACGTATGTACATATCTACTCAAAGTCACAGAAAAAGAAAAAAAAAAGCGCTCTTTTTTAAGGAGCGCTTCAATCTAAGGATACTATCCAAAGAAAGATTAAAATATAGGGCAAGATCCGTTTGAACAAAGGATCTCTGTAATGATTGAATTTACTTTATTGTATGAATTAATAGATGTTGTTTTTCCTTCATGTAATGGAGACATAAATGAATTTGGATTTGAAGGTGTAGAAACAAAATCCCAACATAATAATTCAAAATCATCTTGTACTTCTAGTACTTCACCTACTTGTTTTAAACTACCCATTCCACGAGATGATACACCAACTTTAATTCCAGAACCAATAAGTTCTTTTAATATGTTTCCTGATGGTGTAGGTAATATTTCAATTGCTCCCATAATGTTATCTCCATCCCACCAAATTTCAATGATGTTATGAGATACATTTTTTAAGTTAATTACTTGAGATTCTGGGTGGTCTAGTTCACCGCATGCTCTTCTTTCTTTAACTAGAGTCATATATTTATCTATTTCACGCTCCCATAAATCTTTTGAGTAATATCTTCCGTTACCATTTTTAATTTCAACAGTAGCTAATGGACCTTTAACAATTAAGTTACCACTTGGACTCTTACGTACCTCAGTAAGAGCTCCAGGTGATACATTAAATGAACGTGTTTCTATTAATAGAGATTTCATATTATTTGTTTAGTTCTTCTTTAATAATTTGAGAAATAATAGAACGTAATTTTTGTTCTGCTTCAGTATACATTTCTGTTTCTTCTAATTCAGGACTTTTAAATTTATATGAAGTTTCTGTTTCAGTATAAGGTAAATCAATAAGATGATAATCACCTACTTTATCATTTAATCTACCAGCTTTAAATAATTCTTTAACAGCATCTATAAATAAAGAACCACCAAATGGTTCACGCAAAAGAGGCATAATTTCTCTAGTTATACCTAATCTTTTTGCTGCTGGAGTGTCTGAGGTTCTACCTCTAGTTGATGTTAATATATAATCTAGTAAAGCTTTAGATATGGCTAAAACAGGTGTTTGAACTCCATCTATAATACTTTTAGTTGATATAATATGGCTTTTATTCCATCCTAAAGCATTTTTACCTTGAGCATTAATTTTTGCTACTGTAGTTTTTGAAAGTTCAGGTATTTCAGGAATAAATCTTTTACCTTTTTTTCCTGTTGGTGTTGTGTTATTAAATTTTATTCGTACAACTTCTTCTAATTCATTTTCAGTCATATTTTTAAATGGAATATCACTATCATCCATTCTAGATATGTTAAATTTTTTCATTATTTCATCATATTTTTCAGAAGAAAGACCTACTGGTAAATTACCTGTTCTTTCATGATAATCAAAAAGTTTAGAAGCATCTTCATATTTAATGTTATCCCAAAATCCACCAGGAAGTTGTCTTATGTTTGTATGAGAAGCAGAAGTAATATCACGATCATGAATCCCTTCTTTTAATTTTATTTTTTTCTCAACACCACTAACACCTTTATCAGGCATTTCTTTTACTTTTTTAGGCATAGAATCTTTTGCCTCACTATCACTTAATGTATCTTTAACATTCTTTTTAGTTGAACCAGATAAACTATTTTTTACAATATCACTATCTGAATTTGTTTCATCATTGCCACCTAATACAGAAGCATTTTTAGATGTTGGTTGAGTGTTTTTACCTAAACCAGGAGCTTCATCAGTGTAACCTATACCTTTAACTCCAAATTCACCATCTTTAGTATAAAATAAAGGATCTTTAGCTAAGTTTTTAACAACCATAGCTTTAATTTCATCACCTGTTTTATCGTAGTTTTTTGAATCTTTTAATTCAGCATAAAAACCTTTCATGATTTCATTAAAATTAATGTTATCAGCGTTTTTCATGTCTGTGTTATTGTAGGCATATTTATTAGCATCTTTAGCTTCTTTAGATATTTCTTTTTCTACTGCTTTTACAGATTCATTAATTCCTATAGGAGTTATATATTTTAAACCATCTTTATTAGTAAAAAAGCTAGAATCATCTCTAACTGTATAATCAGCATTAGTAGAATCTACTTTAACCCATTTAAAACGGAATCTATTATTATCTGTCCCTACACTTTCTATATATTTACATGTTCCTTTTACTTTTTTTCCTTCATTAGCACCTAAAGTAAATAAACCATCATATTGATATAAGGTATTCAAATTTAAATCTTCAGTTTTAATTTCGGTCAAAATCTTTTTCCAATTAAAAATATCAAATCCTTTAGTAACAACACCACCTGCTGCTTCACTAATGATTTGTTTTGATTTTAATACATTTGTAGCAGTATTGAAATCAGAATATTGATTCAAATACTGTGGGAATAATTGTCTAGCTTGTTTTAAAAATTGGTCTTTGTTTCCTTTACCATTTTTAATTGCGTTATAATGTTCTTGTAGTGTCATGATATTTTTATATTTGTGGTATTGCGGTTGATAATGGGTATAATAATAAAGTTCCTGCTGATATTCTGATTTGAGAATGGTATAAGGGAATTGTAGTTCCATCACTTACACTCCAGTTTGTTGGTTGTGCTAGTTCAGTTCCACTATAATCTATAAAGCTTATAATAGTAGAATTATTAAGAGCTGTAAATCCAGCAAATGCTCCTCCCTCAATTTGGGATAATACGTTTCCTGAAAAATTACTGTTCTCAAGAGTGTAATTATTTCCATTAGGATCATTTACACCAGCAGTTATAGTTAATATAGATACTCCATCATCTGTAGCTACAAGTGGACCGTATGGATCAACAGTCCAATTAGGATAAATAGATGAACTAGTATTAAATGCTGTAGTTACTGCTGTTAAAGTTGTTGCTAAATTTTGTCCATTCCCTATTACTACAAATACTGTATCTGATGTATTTGATACAGAAACACTAGAAGTAAATAAACAGATATTTGTACCATTAATATTAAGTAATGAGCTTGATGGTTGAGCAGAAGTTACTACTTCATTATAATAAGGAGTAATATCTGCAGTAGCAGATGCTGTAACTGGAGGATAGGATATAACAAATCCGGATGTATTAAAAGGTGTATTTGCCATTGTTTATATTTGTGGTATTGTTGTTGATATTGGATATAATAATAAAGCTCCTTGAGTTACTTTAATATAATTAAAATATTGATCGTATTTAGAATTGTCATTAATATTGATTACTGAACCAGATAAAACTACTTCATTTCCATTATAATCTATAAGAGAACTAATTTTTGCACTTCCTGAAATAATAGAAAATCCAGCAAATGATCCTGAAATTTCATTAATTTTTCCTCCTGTAAAAGGTATTGTAGTACTTCCTGAAATGAGATAATAATTATTTGATTGGATACCTGGGGTTTTAGCAGTAAAAGTTAAAATTTTCACTGTGTCATCTGAAGCAGTAATATCTGACCAAAAACTATTATATGGAGCAATAGATGAACTAGTATTAAATGCAAGTGTTATTACTGGTAATGTATTAGATAACGGAGGAACTGTGCTTATATTTACTGTATCTGAGGTGTTAGGTGGTAATGGAATACCCCCTCTATATAATCGAATGTTTATTCCATTAATATTAAGTAATGAGCTTGAAAAAGGAGAAGTTGCTGATTGACTATAAAAAGGAGTAATATCAACAGAAGCATTTGCTGATGCTGATGGAAAACTAATAACAAATCCTGCAGTATTATATGGGAAATTTGCCATCTATTTAATTCTTGATTCTTTTGAAAATAAAGTTATTATATCATTTAAATATTCCACAGCCATATCTGCACCATATTCTGGACTATATGCTGATTGTGGATCTTCTTGGAAAGTCTTAATTGTTTGAGTTTTAACTTTTTTTAATAATGGAAGTAAAGTATTTAGTTTACTTTCTATTTCATCATAATATTTAATTTCTTGTTTAACTTTTTCTTTTAGTTTTGGGTTATCAATAAAGTTAATCCAAGTTTCTTTTTCTACATTTTCTTTCCGTAAATCTTTATGTTCAATACCTTTAACTTTAGCATGAAGTGCTTTAGCATTTACAGGTTTAAAATCTTTTAATTTATAGTAATATTCATTTTGAGTACTTTTAGCTTTTTTATTTGGATTAAACGCAACAGGAGCAGCATAATTAATATTGATGCCTGGTTCAAAATGTCCGGCACTAGCACCGGCTCCTGTAGCGCTCATTTCTTTTAATTTAGTTTGAATAAATTCTCTAATCTGTTTTTTTATAATAGGTTCTATATCTCTAAATTCTTTAGGATGATTTCTTTTAAGATTAGAAATAAATTGATTATATTGTTTTTTAGTATTATCAAAAATCTCATAAAATTTTGGATCATTTTTATCTACAACATCATCTCTTTTTAAAAATACATCTTTATAATATATAAGAAATTCTCTAAATATTTTAGTTAAATTATAGTAAGAACCATAATCAACTTTTCCAGTTTCTGGGTCAACAGAGATATTAGATTGTTTATTTTCCATTTATTTGTTTTAATTCTTCTAATAAATCACAATATTGTAATAAATTAACCATATGATCATTATTGATCTTATCATTTTTACCTAATTCAACTAAAATATTTATTGTTTCATTTAGTTTAATTTTAGTAACATCGTTTTTAGTTTTTTTATTTAATGTAGTAAGTTCTTTTTTTAATTCACTTACTTTAACATTATAAAATTCTTTTAATTTAACTGGATTATCCACGCTATTGATAAATTCTTTTAGTATAGTTTTTTTAGTAAGACTAAAATCAGCGTATTTTGAATTAAATTTTTCTAATAATATTTTATAAGTTAATATACGAGTATCTTTATCTTGCTGTTCTAACTCTACTATAGAATCTTCTTTTTTATTTTCTTTTTTAGCAGTAGCGGTTAAATGTTCTAAAACAACTAATTTATTATTAATTATATTTTCAGTATTAATTAATTTATTATCATGTGATTCAATTAAAGTATAAATAGCTGCTTGTACTTTATAATGAGGTAATTTAGTTTTGAAAAATTCTTCTAAATTATAATGATTTTTAATCTCTTTAATTAAATTATATTTTTGTTTTTTAAGAGCAGTTCTATTTAATTGTTTAACACCTTCTAAAACAGTGTTAATAATGATATCAGCTTTACCCTCAGTTAAATCGGTTCGTTTAAGTAAATTTTCGTATAGTTTATACTCACGTCCTAATTCAGTTTTGCTAAAATATTTTTTTAATATATCTGTAGCTTTAGATTCTTTGCCAGATAATGTATCCGTTGTTATTTGTCTAACTAAAAGCTCAAAAAGGATTCCAGTGTTTTTAAATTTTGAATGTTTTACTAACATTTAATTTAGGGTTTTATTTATAAATATATAAAGATAGATTAATCTCGCAATTGATTTTCGTTAAGTAACGATTCTTTTGCTTTATCTGTTTGAAATACTAATTTTTTTCCAATTTCATCAACAAATTGTTTATTTTTCAAATAAGTACTTTCGTTTAAAGATTTACTATTGTAGTCAGGTTGATCATCTACTTTCATATCTTTTCTACCTAATCGATCTCTACCTAAAGCATTATATTGAGTGTTAATAGTTGATACTTTTTCTTCAGGACGTCCTAATTTTACATCTTTATTATATCCTGCTGGTACATTACCTGGGTCAGAAACTACACGTCCTTTACCATATAATGCTGCTAAATCATGTGGTGTACCATATGATTTGCCTGTTTCTAATGGGTCGTTTCCTTCTTCAGTTACTTGAGCTAATCTAAATTTACGTTTAGCATCTTGTAAAATTAAATCTCTATACTCATCATATTGATCTTCGCTGAAATGGAATATGTTGTGGTAAATCCAATCTGTAGGTAGTAATTGGGCTTCCATTATATTTTTAGCTAAATCAACTTTTTCTTTCATTAGCATGATACGTTCTTGATCATAAATGATAGATGGAGTAGTTAATGAAATTTCAAAATTAGTTAAAGTTTCACCTCTATATCCTTGAGTATATAAATGTACTAAAGCTATTTTATATAATTCAGATAATAATATACGTTGGATTCTATCAATTGTACGAGCGAAACGGATATCTTCAGCGGCTAATGTTGCTTTACCGGTCAAATCTTTTTCATAACCCATGAACGCTTTAGGTACTTTTAAAGCAGCAAATAATTTATCTCTTAAATAATTTACATCTTCAATACCATTGTATTCTAAACCTTTAGTAGTTTCAATTTTAGTAGCACTATCATTACCACGAACAGGAATATAAAAATCTTCTAACATGTTTTACATGTTATATTTTAAATTATATTCACCTGTTTGTTGGTCAATATAAGGTGTTTTTTTCATTGTTGTGATTGTCTTCTTCATAAAGTTTTCTACTTCATTTGGAGGAATAGAACCAACATTTATATAAAAAATGCGTTTTTCTGGGGCTCGGGATATTCTATGAATTAACATAGCGTCTTCCATTAACACGTATTGTTTAAATAATTTACGGGCGGGTTCTAAATATGAACGGCCATAAGGTAAATAGTTAACATCAGTTAATAAACGGAAGTGAGCCATTTCATAATTATCAAAATACACTCCACTTGTATCGTCTTGTTTTTGGTTTGGAACAGTATATCCACCAGTACCACCAACATATCCATCAGGACTAAATCTATATCTTATTGCTGTTGGATTTTGTGGATCATAATTTTCTTGACGCATAATATGGTAAGCAGTATAAGGTATAACATTATACACACCAAATTTTTCTGCGATTTCTAATTTTAAGAAAAAATCTCCATATTTACACATTTGTCTAGTCCAAGACCATAAATTGAATTCTATATTTAAAACATCATAAAATAAATTATAAAGAATTTTCTGTACATCTTCATCTGAACTACGGATTTGAAGCACTTCACCCATTTCATTTTTTAATGAACATTCATCTGAAATAATATCTAAAGCTGAAGCTATAATAGCATCAGTATCCATTACATCATAATCTGAATATAGTTGTGCTCTTAGATATTGGTAGTTAACATTTAACTGTTGACCATAAAGTGAGGTAGCATTTGCGGAATATATTCTGTTATATCTATCTGCTATAGAATTAGTTTGATATTCACCACTTCTTTGAATAGAGTCAGTATCCATAACTTTAAGTTGGTTTCCACCTTCGTTACGAATTATAACATCTGTTGAGAATAGTCGTTTTAATCGAGTAAATACACTTATATCTGCCATTTTATTTTGTTTTATAATAACCAACTAATATCTTCATTTCCATCAGGTGTTTTCATTGAGTATGGATTATCTGTTCCTGATGCGAAATAAGCTCCTTGATATTGAGATGGTTTTTGTATATTGTTTAAAGTTGCTTTTGTTAATTCTATTCCTTGTTGTCTGTATTTTAATGCTGTATCTCTAACATACATTCCTATATTAAATGACATAACTAAATCATCATTGTATCCAGATTGTGCTTCAGCTCTACCGTTTTTCCAAATGAATACTTTCATTTCTTCAATTAAACGTTTTGAACGAATGATAACACTATGATCACCTAGATATTCTCTTCCTTTATTTACTACTAATGGACGAGTTCTTAATGACATAGTAAAACCTGGTGTCATTTTTGATATATCATCATATTTACTAAGATACGAATCAGAAGTTACAGTGTCACTTTTAGATGAATAATAAAGATTTCTATATCCTCTTTCTAATATAGCATCTAATGTTGACCAACCTATATTAGCATTTTCAACTACAAGTAACGCTTCATTATATTCAGTAGCTATACCACAAAGTAAATAACCAAATTCTTTTGGAGGTAATTGACTTTTATATTCAGCTACTTGAGCATTAGTTTCTAAATCAAAAATATGAAATGCTGAATAATCTTTTCCGTCTCCTCTAGCTACGTCAGCTACAACCATATAACT